TTTACTTCCTAAAATAATCTTGTCACGCAGGACCCCCGGTAAGAGGGACTTGACAGTCTCTACGAGAGCGTCAAAGATCGAGTCCCCTCCGGCCATTTCACATTTATTAATCAAAAAGTGATCCTTCGTGTGATTGTGAATATTCCATATAAATTTAATAAGCATCAATACGTTTAAATTTTGAAAGGCCACGTTGGCCAGATTCACTTTGCAAGATTGTTTCAGGTTCTTTCTTAAACAAAGTTCCTGAATCTGATCAAGGACCGGATACATCACTTCCTGACAATATTTGTCAATATCGCCCGGAAGAGATTCCAACATTTCGGTTACCCTAATTTCTATATTTAGAATGTCAACGTCCGGCTCAAACCTGAGCCAGTCCATACTGAATTATGAAAATAAAATAAGATCCCTAATTTCCCTTGGTATCAAAAGACTCAATGGCCCATAAAGAAACCTAAACAGGAACCCGGCCCCTATGATATAGACCTTCCTGAGAAGGCCATCACCCTTGGTATACTCAATCACATCACAGATTAGCTTAAATAAAGAGCGAAATTCCTCTCTTGTCTTTGGTCCGGCGCCCGCAAGATCAAATTTTATCACGAGACCGGTCGCCCGGCTTCTAATTTCATTTATAATTTCATAAAAATCAGAAACCTGAACAGGTGTGTAGTCCGCGACCCTGAAATAAACCTGGGCCTCATTTTCAGGACTCCATGTGCACGTCATAAAATCCATTGTTATTCACATAGATTTTATGAGGTGCCAAAATGCATCAGACGGGATTTGAACCCGTGCGCTCGAAAGAGCAAGCGATGGCTCGGACAGTCGCGATGCGACTGGACTTAAGTCGCTCTCCTTAGACCAGACTCGGACACTGATGCGTAGCGACCACGGTGGGTCTCGAACCCACAACCTCCAGCTTAGAAGGCTGGTGCACTATCCAATTGTGCTACGTGGTCGATTTGTCCCCGGCGGGACTTGAACCCGCGGCTTCCAGCTCATAAGACTAGCACTCTAACCAACTGAGTTACGGGGACGCTAGGGGCACTCGCCCCTTCTCTTCCAAAGTCTTTTTTCTTTAATACTTGTAGGAATGTTGGAAGTTGTGAAAAATTTGGGAGTCGCGTGGGTCGGAGCACTTTCGTTCGTATTTGCCTTTTTGGTCTCCCGGATCCTTGACAATTTTACACCAGAATTGAAAAAGGATCAGGCAAAGTGGAAAACTTTTCTGGAAGTCCTGATCCAGTTTGCTATAATTTCAGTCATAGTCTACATGTCTCGGAGGCTTATAAAGAGAATACCTTTTCCGCTCGAGGGTGTCGCGGGCTACATTCACTCGAACCTGAGCGAGCTCCGCAGCCTTCCCATTATAGTCTTTATCATTATGTTCTTCCAGACGAAGACACAGGAGAAGATGAAGGCTCTGTATACTTGAAACACTCCCATAAACGCGACGATCGCTTGCTAATTCTTGAAAACTCATCGATCGTGTAGTCATCTCCCATAGATCGATTACACTTGGCACAGATAGGTCGGAGGTTGTCTATATTTAAAGTGCCCCCCTTGCTCTCCGGAATATTATGGCCCGATTCAAAATCGAATACGGTCATAATATTCTCACACCAAGTCACTAAGCATTTATGTTCAAATTTCCTTCCTACCCAGGTTCGCCAAACCTGCTCACGAAGCGCGCGGGGTATTTTTGCTTTCATATTAAATCTTAAGTTATAATAGTCTTTAATGGAAGATTTGAGATTTAAATGTGAAGAATTATGGATTATGCGCAAAGGGATCGATGATCCCGAAATTCTGGAGCTCATAGATGAGTTATACGAGAAGATGTGGAACAAATCGAACACTAAGATGTTTCATTGGCAGCCAAAAGAGGAAGTGAGCGTTTTCAGAATGATATGGGATAAATTAACGTGTAAACCAGAGATTGAGACAATTTTTTAACTGGAGCTAAACAGCTAAAAAACGCTCCCAGCAGGGCTCGAACCTGCGACATTCAGATTAACAGTCTGACGCTCTGGCCAACTGAGCTATGAGAGCACTAAAAGGAAGTGGAGGACCGGTCACGGATTTATCTCCCCTTCCGGCCGTTTTTAACGAGGTGGCGCCCCCTCGAGGCTTGTTTTCCGAAGATGAGAGAGCCCACCCCCGTCTGACCAACCGGAATCGAACCGGTGACCGAAGGATACCTTGTAACTACTACAGTCCTTCGCTCTACCAATTGAGCTATGGTCAGCTTCGCTTTTCGGCGGGCCCGAAGGCCCCTTTGAACCTTTTAAGGACTTGTTCAGGTCCAACCTATTTATGTCATTGAGTAAATTCTCTTGGTTCCGGCGCAGGCAGTTCTACACCCTGGGCACGTATCTTTGTTCAGGGTCCGGGCCCAACACGGCTCGCACATAACGTGTCCACAAGGTTCAATAAACAAGTCAACAAGACGATCCATACATACAAAACAAGTAAATTTCGCATACCTCTCGGCGTTCGTGTCCATCAAAATACTCCGCATCGCCGCCACCTTCCCTGCTGCTTCCCCACATTGTTGAGCCAGGGCAGAGATACCCTCTTCGGTCTCGTATTTGTCTAGAATAGAAGAGATGCTCTCTTTTAAGTCCGCTGAATTTATGTTATCAATCATCATTCTCAAAACATTCAGTTCGTCCGTCCTGGACTTGTGATTATGGTGAGCCCGTGTGAGTTCAGCACGGGCCGATGCAAATTCGGACTTGAAACGCCCGAGTTCCGTTTCGAAAGCCTTCCACTTGGGATCGAGCTCATAAGGAATAGGCTGTATAGAAACTTCGGGGTGAAGTATACTCTCAATAATATAAGAGAAATTCATAGTCTTATATTTTTAGGACTTTAACTTTTATCTAGACTATTATTAAATGATTGAACTCTTTCTTATTTTCATATTGGCGGCAGTCTTGGTTATGCAGGGACTCGAGTCTTTTCTGGATCCGGAAAAGCGTAAAAACCCAAGAGATATGATTCAGGCGACACTTCTGTCTGTGGCCGGTATTTTCTTGGCCTCATTCTGGGTCAAGGCTTCTCAGACTTCCGGAGGCATGGGAAGCAGCAGCCGCTTACCTTACGGACTTCCTGGCGGATTTCTTTATTAGTTTTTAAATAGTTATAGATCTGCTCGAGGGCTGGGTTCTTTGCCATGTCCGAGTTTAGGCTCGAAAGAACAACCTTGACATCACCATATATTAGATCAAATTTATGAATGAGCGTCTCTATGAGATGAATATCAGAAGCAAAATCCTGAGACTGAAGAGTCCCAAGAATATTCTGAATATTCATGCTCCTGACCTCATCAAGAATATCAGCTATCGAAGCACCCTCAGGGAGTGCAGCCACGACGGCTTGAACAACGTCGGCCATTTATTTTATACTTATATAATAAATGTCCGGAGTTTTATTTATGATACTTCTCGTGATACTTTTGGGTGGCCTTGGAATTTATGATATGTATACGGGCCTCACGGACAAGAAATCGTCTGTCGTCGGCCAGCAGTATTTTGGTCTCTTATATATAATTGGGGCAGTTTCGCTCCTGCTTTACAGTGCGTCTACAAAGACCGCACCTTAGTTCGAGAAGGCCAGACCTCCCATTCCACTCTGGATTCTGAGGATATTGTAGTTGACCGCGAACATCTTCTGGACGGTATTGATAGTGGAACCCTTGAGGGTGATCCACGCCTGGGCATTGTCGATCCGTGAAAAATTGCAGGTTCCCGAGGGCTGGTGGCTCTCGGGCTCGAGTGCGAAAGAATAAGTATAAATTCCCGGATAGGGAGATCCAGAATGATAGCTCCAAGGTTGAACCTGGTTGAAATATTTACCGGACTGTTCCTTGAAGCGATCTTGACCATTGAAAATGAGCTTGAAAGAGGCCAGAGGGGCGTTCACATTGTTCTGATCGTTGCCCTCCTCGAACCAGGCCCAACTAGTTTGACCAAAGCGAGGGCACCCAAGATGGTGCGGTAGGCACCAAACATCATTCCCGCCACCACCACCACTTGGAGCACCGCAGTCTAGTGAAACGTTGCTCATATTATTCGTAAAATTCCACATTCCATTCTTGTTTGTGATGATGTCGCTATTCTGGTAGCACCAGATCAGCTCCTTGACCGGGTGGTTGAAAGCGAGCCGGACGGTCTGCTGCGAGTTTGCACCCCCCGTCGGCAAGCTTAGGGCATCGCCGCCCGTGTGCTGGACCTGCTCGATAAGATACTCGTGACCCTTCTGAGCGAAGCGCCGGCGCTCCTCGGTATCCAGGTAGACATACCGGGCCCAGACATCAAAGACCGGGGTTCCGTTTCCGAAATAGGTGCTGAAATTTGGTGCAATATCGAAATCGAGCCGAACCTCGTGATACTGCAGGGCGATCAGAGGGAGATAGAGTCCCGGGTTGCGGTTAAAGAAGAAGAGCAGAGGCAAGTAGACGCTCGGAGGATTCAGGCCATCATCACCACTCAAAGGACAAGAGGTCATCTTGCCATAAGTAATCTTCTTGGACTCGGGGAGGAAAACCTCGGCGTGAAGGCGCCACCAGGCCTGGTAGTGCTTGTCGATTCTCTGACCACCGATCGTCAGCTCCACATCCGAAATTGCCCGCTCAGCAATCCAGCATGTGTCATATCCAGTGTTGGTTGTTTTCGTGGCTCCGACCATCGGAACCAGGCGAACATAGACGTCACCGACCAAATCTCCGTTACGCGCAATGGTGACCGTCACGCGGCTATTATTCGAAGCGGAACCATTCACGGACTGCTGAATATCCTCCATGGCGAAATTGGTATGACGTTTATAGATGGCCTGGAAGAATGTAATCGAGGGCTGCCCGGAAAGGTAAATATCCTGGGCACCATAGGCAACGAGTTGAGCTAGACCACCAGCCATAGTATATTATAGTATAACCAGAAAATTTAATTAGAAAATGCGAGTCCGCCCAGTCCGGATGCAATCTTCAGAACGTTATAATTGACCGCGAACATCTGCTGACTTCTGGGGGCCGTCGTGACCACGCCCGTTTTAAGAGCGGCCACGGTCTCGACCTGGTCGATTCTCGAAAAGTTGCAGGTCCCGCTCGGCTGAAGCTGCTCGGGCTTGAGGGCGAAGGAATAGACGTATATTCCCGGGTAAGGGTTCCCGCTGTGATACTGGTAGGGCTGATACTGATTGTAATATTTGCCGAGCTGAGGAGCCATCCGCTGCTGGCCATTGAATAAAAGACCAAAATTATAAAGAGGTCCGACGGTCGTGTAATCATTCACGCGCTGGCCCTCGACACCATCCTCAGTAACAAAGATGTTCGCCTCGACTGGACACCCCGAGTGCTCCATAAAAGTCACGGTCGATCCACCGCACGTAATATACCCGCTGTTAGATCCTAGAATATTAGAAGTGAAATTCCATAGAGAATCCGGGTTCGCGGTGGTGTTCTGATACTGGTAGCACCAGATCAGCTCCTTGACCGGGTGGTTGAAATTTTGTCTAATTATTGAAGGTGCAAACTCACCCGAAGAAGTTATCGGGTCTCCCTGAATGTGCTGGACTTGCTCGATCAGATATTCGTGTTTCTTGTTAGCGAACAGGTCACGCTCGGCCGTGTCCAGGTAGATGTAGTTTGCCCATACCGCGAACTGATTTGTTCCGAAATACTGCTTATACTGTGGGCTCAGCGTAAAGTCTATGCGGACCTCGTGATACTGCAGGGCAATCAGCGGGAGGGCCAGGCCCGGGTCCCGGTTGAAGAAGAAGAGGAGCGGCAGGTAAACGTATGACTTGGCGACCGGAGTGACGTTATCGAACACTGGAGAAGAGGTCATCTTTCCGTATGAGTGTTTCTTGGTCTCATTCATAAAGACCTCTGCATAAAGACGGAACCAGAGCTGATAGTGGCGATCGATGAGCTGACCTCCGATGAAGAGTTCAACCTGGCTGAAGGCCCGCTCGGCCACCCAGCACATATCGACACCGTTGACTCCGTTCGAAGAGACCAGTGGGTTATAGTTGTCGTTCCCTATCTGATTCGGCTGGAGCACGACAAACATATCAGCAACGAGATCTCCAGTCCGGCGAATGACCACCGATGTCAGCCCGCCCGGGGCCATGTTTCCACCGACCGTCTGCTGGGCCGTCTCCATCGAAAAGTTCGTGTGACGCTTGTAGCTCGATCTGAAAAGGGTAACCTGAGGCTGCCCGGTTAAATAAACATCCTGGGCTCCATATGCCACGAGTTGTAACAGAGCCCCAGACATATATAGTATATTTACAAAAAAAGTTCCGCGCTTTGATTCCCTTTAGAATTTCTTTTAAGATTATACAAATGAGCTCTAGATCCCGTCAGCCCCTGCCACCTCACCCCGAGGACGAGGAAGTCGACATGGACGAGGATGAGGACGAGGAATTCGAGGAACCCGTAGATTTGTTCGAGGCCCTGGGTTCCCTGATGGCCACCGAGGAGGGCGAGACCATTCCTGTAATTTTAAACAAAATTGCACAGGCCATTGACATGAATAACAAGATTATGATCAAAGTCCTAGCGACCCTGAACAAGATGGTTCCGGCGCCGACGAGCGCTTAAAAAATAACACCTCTTTCATAATAACAGATGGTCGTCCACACGATCGAGAAGGAAATTACTCCCGAGCACGCGGAGGAAATCCGAAATGCCAATCACAACACTGAAATTAATTCATGGGACATTGCCCAGATTGAAAATTGCATAAATTTCAATGAAAACAAAGCGTATTTTCATATTCGTGCCAACCCTCTCGCGGCCGCCCAGGTATGGACCCGAGTCCTGTTTCCGGACGATCAGATTCGCGATGCAGATGGTTACCCTCAGGGATATGTAAATGAGAATATCAAAATTGTAAAGGACCGTTTTATTAATCATTGCCGGATGCTGATGACTCGTATCGATTCTCTCGAGGCGAGCAAAATGCCCAGCAAAGATATTAACGGAGATGAATTTACATTAGAATTTAGGGTCCGTCGACTCATCGTAGACCGCCAGGAAATGTTTGACCAGTTCAAGCTCTGGGAGAGGCGCTACAACAGAGTAACAAATCCGACCCTCGCTATTGACAATACAGATTCGAGCCTGAAGGATGATGAGAATATTTCATCGTATCAGAAGCTCCTTCTGTATCTCCTGAAGAAGGCCTATGACGAAGGCTACCGGCGCTACCGAGACCAATGTTGTATTCAAATTAGAAATACACGAGCCTGGAGGCCCGTCAAGGAGATTAAGGATTTTGTTTATGACTCGACCCAAAAGGAGGACAATCCTGACATGTGGAAAAATCTCACGAGCCGAGGAAATATCGTGTCGGACGTCGTTCGGCACTTGTCGAACTGCAAGGATTTTCAGTTTCTGGAAATCAAAAAGGACCGGCACACGTGGTCCTTCCAGAACGGTCTTTTGGTTGGAAAAGATTGGTGCCCGAAGAAAAATCAGTATCAGATTAAATTTTATGAATACGGGAGCCCGGAGTTTCGAGAGCTCGACCCGACGCTCGTGTCTTGTAAGTATTTCGATCTAGAATTCGATCCGTATGAAAACCTAGAGGACTGGTGGGACATTCCGACTCCAAATATGCAAAAGGTTCTGGACTATCAGAAGTTTGAGGACGACGTCGCCAAGTGGATGTATGTCTTCATGGGACGTCTCTGTTTCGAGGTGAATGAAATGGACGGCTGGCAAGTGATCCCTTTTCTGAAAGGTATTGCGCGTTCCGGAAAGTCGACACTCATTACCAAGGTTTGTCGCAAGTTTTACGAGTGTGAAGATGTCGCGACCCTTTCGAACAATATCGAAAAGAAGTTCGGTCTTTCATCCATCTGCAACGGATTTCTCTTCATCAGCCCCGAGATCAAGGGGGATCTGCAACTCGAGCAGGCCGAGTTCCAGTCGCTCGTGTCCGGTGAGGACCTTTCGATTGCCCGCAAGAATGAGAAAGCCTTGAGTGTCCAGTGGAAGACTCCCGGAATTTTGGGCGGGAATGAGGTTCCCAATTGGAAGGATAACTCTGGATCGATCCTCCGTCGTTTGGCAACCTGGAATTTTAGTAGACAAATTGCTTCGGACGTTGCTGATCCGCACCTCGATGATAAGCTCGAGGCCGAGATGCCCGCGATTATGTGCAAGTGTCTTCGGGCCTATCTCGATTATGCGCGTAAATTTGCCGACAAGGATATTTGGAACGTTCTTCCGAAGTATTTCAAGACGGTCCAGAGCCAGGTGGCAACGGTCACGAACGCTCTCCAGCACTTCTTGTGCTCCGAGAAGATCAAGTTTGCACCAGAGCTCTGCGTTCCCCAGAAGATATTTGTGGCCCAGTTCAACCAGCATTGCAAAGAGAACAATCTCGGGACCTACAAGTTCAATCAGGACTTCTATGCAGGACCATTCAGCTCAAAGGAGGTCGAGGTCCGGGTCGATTCCCTGGTATACAAAGGGAACGCGTATTCTACTCAGCCGTTCATTTTCGGTCTCGATTTAAATGTTCAGGATTAGTATGAATCGAGCGGAGGCTGCCAAAAAGATTCAAAAAATGTTTAGGCGCAAAAGGGTCTCTCAAGAGACCGGACTGCGTTTTTCCAAAACGACCATTACAAATTATCTTTGCAAATTCAGTGTCCGTGTAAATTTTTTAAATGGTATTTTGGGAACGGATGTCAAAGGGTTCACATCGGTCGTCGGATATTTCAACCTGAGAAAGTTGCCGATCGTTCGATACTCTAACGGAGAGTGGATGGGCCTCGACCGCAGTTCATCCGTGAAATATATAGTGGCTAAAATTAAAAACTTGACTGTCAAGTTGCAGCCGGATCACATCGAGATTAGTGGTTCCGGAAATTATGAGGAGGCCCTTAGATACTGCATAAAGAACAAGTGGATTCCAGAGTCGGCCTCGAGACTCAAGCCTGAATTTAAGATTATAAATACAAAATTCACAGTAAACACCGGTATTGCACTCGAGACCCTGTCTGACGAGCTCAATAAGAAGATCCCAGAACTTCTGGCCGAGCCGGCCGTATACGATTATGATCCAGAATTAGGATCCACATTTCCGTCTCTAAAATTAAAATTCAAGAGACCCAAGTTGACCTTTCAGGTTTTTCAGTCAGGAACGGTCATTTGCTCGGGAATAAAGAATATGGAGGATGTCGAGGTTCCCAAGGAGCTTTTCAAGCAGCTTTTCAGTTCCCGGGGAGTTTCTAAAACTGTTTTTAATATGAAAAAGGGGAGCACCGGCGGAAGCAAGCTCGCGGCCCGTAACCCGAGTGCGGGAACCTGGGACAATCTCATTTCTCCAGTTCCGGCCGGTTACTACATTCGCCCAGGGACGGATGGCCAGCCCCGGCTCTATGTCTATCAATATTTCATTCAGTTAGAGAAAGGTCCTGCAATTTTGGATCCAAAAGGAAAAGTTGATTTGTCCGGCGTGGCTCCCAAGGTTGTCAAGGCGTTCGCGGAAGTCGGCCAGCCCATTCCCGCGTCGACCCTCAAGGTTTTCAGAGAGGCCGGGCACCCTCTCGAGGCGATCACGATTGCGGAAGAGCCTCGTGCGGCCATGAAAAACAGGCGCGCGCCCGGATGGAACGCCGAGAAGCCCGGTTTCTACGTGCGACCCGGACCTGGACAGCAGCCATATTGGTTCAAAGTTCCAAAGATGAAGAGTTCTGGTAAAAAGACCGTCCTGAGCACGTATACAAAGGCGGGCCGCAATATACCCGCGGCGGTTCGCAAAATCTTTGGAATATCTGAAAACGTCAAGGTGAACGCATCGGAACGGAAGCACATGATCCGCATGGGAATTAACAATATCCTTCGCATAAATAACCGCCAGGCGACTCGATTGACCAAAGCTGAGCTCGTGGCCATTGCTCGAAATCTCGAGATTCCCGAAGCGAGCGAAACCCTGAAACCTGCCGAGTTGATGCAGCTTATCCAGAGAAAGGCGGGAGTTTCTGGAGCGATCAAGAAATTTAATGCAAATATCAACGGAATAAAGTATAGACTAAGAGAGGATCGCAAGATTGAGAAAACCCACGGAAACAAGCAGACCGTCATTGAGTGGAAGCATATTCCGGCGGCCGATAAAGTCAAGATTGGGCGGGCTATATTGGCAAAAGAGAACTGGGCCGGTTTCAACAGTATGCCCAATTCAGTCAACGGTGAAACCCCCAATAAATTCAATGGGCTATGGCTCGTCTTGCAGAGCCGCCGTGCGGCACGCAGGGCATCGCCGAGTCCGAACAGGAAGCCGAGCCCGGCCTCTCCTCCGGCACCCGCTCCGGGCGTCAACTACACGCCGGTCCTTCGGAAAGTTCTAGGAAATTACTTCAAAAATGAGGATGTTCCGGAATTAAATAAGAAAATTAAATTACTCCCGGTCGGCCCCCGTGGAAAACCTCTCAAACCCGCCATCGTATCTTTGATAAAGGACTATGCAAAGAAGACAATAATCAAGAGACGGCAAGAAATTATAAAGGCTAATTATGAAACAAAAATAGTCGTGCCGAACTGGGTCCCGGCCAACCGAAAGGCCAACTTCCGGAAGCGCCTTTTGGAACTGGCCACGACTCCAAACAACAAGGGCAAGTATCCCATCCCCAAAAGACTGAAGGAGGCGATGGACGCTTGGATAAATAGGAATCTGAATCTGAGCGGCCGGGGTGCCTATGAATATGAGGACCTGAATACGGGCCAAATTGTCAAGGTTCCTGCACGGGGCCCTATACAACGGGGCGAGATCAAGATTCCAAAGAGGATCAGCCCGAATCACGGCCCGAAGAAGAGTCCCAAACCTGAAAAAGAACCGGAGAATCAGAGAATTTATTATGTGTATAAGGTTCCTTTGATCTCTGAAACTGAGAACCTGGGGAGCGCGATGATAAATGCCGGGCTCAATATACGAAACGGACACACCTGGAAGGAGGTTGTCCGGGCCGGGGTAAATAAGAAATTCAAGAATGTATGGATGACCCATGTGGCCAAATCAAATGGAGGACCGGTCGGCCCTATCAAACGGCGATAAGCTTCATAATGTCAAACACCTTGTGTAGAATATTATAAATTTCAATTTTATTTTGAATTTTGGTCGGATCAATAATTTCCAATTCAATTTGATAATTAGTGTCATCGTCACAATCCTTGTCATCGGGATTTCCCTTGACAATGGTCATATCGATCGACAAATTTTTCCTAACAAAAGACCATCGCTCCTTGGTCTTTTGCTCGGTGCTCGTCTCTTCGCCGTCGTATTCGAAGGGCTCCTCGGAAGAGACCCCAAGACGGACGTCGAGTGGGGCGGTGTCAAGTGCGAAATCATCTACACAGATTCTCTTCTTGATTTGGCCCAATTGCTCATCGGTCTTTTCATCGATCGTGAGGCGCTTGTTGTCACTGAAATAGTAAATAGTCGAATTCGTATGACGGGTCTCCTCCCACCCGGTATACCTTCCGAGAGACTCGAGAACCTTCGAGAACACGGCCGAACCTACATTCGTGTCAAAGCCCCTTCCGGCCGTTCGACCGAGTCGCATCTCTATCTCGACTCCAGGGGCCTTGTGCTTCTCGATAATGTCGGCCCACTTTGTGAACAAAATTGGACACATAGGATCCGAATTAGGTTTAATTTCCATTAGAGAACAAACGCGCGTAGTCCTTAAGATGAGAGGACTCGATAATTTGGGAAACACGTGCTTTTTCAACACGGCCATTCAATGTTTGGCACATGTTCCACCATTGTCAAAGCACCTCTTCTTCAATGAGGTCGAGAAGGATTGTGCAATTACAAAAGAATATCAAAAATTAGTAAAAAAACTTTTTCTCAAGGATGTGACCGAGCCCGCCGATCCCACTGATCTGCTCTCTGCATTTCGGGACCGGTTCCCGAGTTTCACGCGTCACCGTCAACACGATGCTCAAGAGGTTATCCTTCACTTGATTGACGTTTTCGAAGAGTCTCTCGGAAAGGAATTGGTCGCTGGAATATTCAATGGGGAGGATACTCAAGAAACAATTTATTCAGGTGGGATTTCTACTACCAAGACTCCGTTTGCTATGATGATTCTCGATGTGAATTCTCCTGGTCGCCTCGAGGATCTCATAAATTTGAGACAAAAGTATACTGGTATACAGGATTATACAGATCAAAACGGAAAGAAACATCACGTGGCCGCGGTCCGAACAATAGTCACGCGGTGGCCAAAGACTATAATTTTTTCATTTTCCATGTATTCACAGAAATTTCCAATTGAAATTCCATATGAATTTCAGGGACGGAAGCTGTTTGCATTGGTCGTCCACAAAGGGGTATCGAGTTATGGACACTATAATTTAATCGTGAAAAGACACGGCAAATGGTATATTAAGGATGATGAGTCCGTTCAGGAATTCGAAACGCCCGAAATTATGAAAGGTCCTTTCTATATGGCACTTTACAGAATGTAAGGTATACATTTAGTCATATATTTACCATCATATGTTCCATATATTAGAATAGTGTCTCCGTTCATGATGAACTTACCTGCGCACCCACTGGAAAGTTCCAGAATCGTGCCATCTCGACATATCAAGCATTCCTCGGGTTCGCACGCAGTTGTGAAAATACCAGTTGCTATAACGAGTTCTTCATTTACAGTTAATATACAAGATGGCGCGGGCCATGGTGGCGGTGGTAAGCCAATCCACATATCTTCTGACGTATGGCTCGGGGGTGCGGGAGGTGACGGCGTCCCTAGAAGGCTCGGGGGTGCGGGAGGTGACGGCGTCCCGTAACGGCGCGGAGGTGGCGGGCTACCGCAGTTCGTCGGCGTGAATGAAAGAATACTTGTAATAAACTTATACATTCTGTTATTATATATAAATATAGTCTTTATACTGAAGAAGTATCACTGTAGTCGGATAACAGAGGTTCTCGAAGAGCTAATAAACGGCCAAAAAATCCTAAGGGCTTACATGGAGGGGTCTTTTTGGTCGATAAATGATGGACACTTATATGAGACGGATTTCCCTGTTCGATCGTTGTCATGAATTCGGCGAAGCACTCTGAGACAAAAGTTTGTCCGTCAGTCGTTCGCAAGTCGAGCGGGGTCGCCAATTCTTTTGCAATTTTAAGTGAAATTTTATTAAAAGACATTGCGGACCGAAGAGAATTTGTCATTTTGTCTGAAACTTTGAGGTAAAGTTGAATCGATCCGGCCACTCCTATACCGGCCGACAGTATCGAGTTCACGAGAGAAACCCACACCTGATCGACAAATTGATTAAGTATTATCGCACTCAGAGAATTTACGGCCGATAAAGCAATTATTGGGATATTAAATTTACGCGCCAACCTTGTATAATATTCATAATCGATCATATTCTTTTTATAGAGGTCTCTGCACTGATCTTCCATAAATTGAATATATGTGTTTTCATGCTCACTCCAGCGCTTCTCAGAAGTCATTTTTATATTTATATATACTATATGCGGAAAATATTTACAGGTCTGTTATCCTTTTCAGGGAAGGATACCGTAGGATCAAAGTTAACTCCGGCACCACCCCCGATACCCTATTCTTCTACGCCATCTATTGCTTATGGAGGGAAACCCTCTGCGAGTTCGGGAGTTTCGTTGGAAAGTCTTCCCCTTCGTTTTCAGTATAGTTCCCAGATATATCTTCCTAAAAAACAGTGTTCAGGGCAAAGTTCTTCGGTGTGGACTTCGAACGCAAAGGTGGACCAGTTTCCATGGTTTCAGGTCGATCTCGGGGCCCGATATACGACGACCGATTACCAGATCTGGAACAGATATGATTGTTGTGCAGGGCGATTATCACCTTTTTCAATTTATGTAACTGACACATCCGGACTTGTTGACGGATTCCCGGTCAGCGCACCTTTTTCTATTTATCTAACTCCATGTGCGACATATAGTAATTCGACGCCTCCAGAGACCATACAAGGCAACTGTGTCGGGACCGGTCGCTACGTGATCATTCAGTTAACCGGGAATAACAGTTACGATGGTGGTCGTGAATTGAATATCTGTGCTTTCCAAATTTTTGGAAATTTGACAACTAGTTCTTTTCCGCCAAGTCCCGCACCTCTACCACCCGTTCCGCCAAGTCCCCTGCCACCGCTTCCGCCTCCCCC